CCCATTTGTCTAATTTCCTCGGTGGTAATCGCACCGATTTCAAATAAAATCTTGTAAATCTCTGCACGCTCTTTTTCTGATCCGCGCAAGTATGCTTTGAGATCAAATTCCACACGCTGTGTTGATGGCGTAAAATCTGGCATTGATAAACGGCTAGAAATGCTGTTCATCAGCGGCAAAAGTGAAAAGTCCAACAAAGTTTGACGCGCCGTGCTGGCGTTTGCATATGTCATGGATGATCCAGTCGGCGCATCAATAAAGTAGGCCGGAATCCCCACGGCTCTTGCTAATTCAGTCGCAATGATTTCTCTTGCAGCATTGAGGCCAATTTGCTCGGGTGTAAAACCAACAGTGGTCAATTCAACATCAGCATTAAGAAATGCTGTGCCACGATTTCTGCGTGCTGCTCCCCATGCATCCAACAGCTTAGCGATGCGGTCGGCTGGCAACGCTGTTCCATTAGATTTCAACACCATCGATGGCACAGGTTCGCGCGCGTACATTGCAGCTGCTCTTTCAAGCTCTGCACCTGCGCGAATTGTGCGGCCTGCTCGGTTCAATAAACCTTCATCATTGCCGTAGAAAACAATTAAACTTCCCGGCCCGGAATCCGGTACGCGACTTCCATCGACTGTGTAATACTCGATCTGCGTTCCAATAGAATTTAAAAACACGCCAACGCGATTGGGAGCAACGCGCCACATTTGGCGAACTCTGCCCGTATCGGCAAACAAATCCATGATTTGGAAATATGAAAAGCCTGTAAATAACAAATCCTCAGCTGCCCAACACCAAGAGGCTGCACCCGGTACGCGCTTATCTGGATCATTGATGACAACCGGTGAATCAATCACTTGTCCGGTTGCTTTGTCGCGTGTGACCATTGGAATTGTGGCGATGGAATTGCAGATCATGTTTCTAGCGCGAGCGATAGCCGGTACAGACATGGCCTCCTCGCGGCTGGCAAGATAATCCGCTCCACCAAATGGAAAGAAAGCATCAAGCGTTGGTGCTGGCCCAATTTGTGCAGCTACATCAGCTCCACGCATAGGCGCAACAGTTTCAATGGTGCGTTTCCGATCGAATAATCCCATGCACCCATTTTCTCAAAATGTCAAGGATCAACCCACCAAAATGTCTATTTCTGTTTCTGGGCGTGTCGCAAAATGTGTAACCAATGCTCCTGCTACGGCAGCACACACGGCTGATTGGCTGGCACGCCTTCCGATAACCCATCCACCATCGCCACGCCTCAATTGCACAGCTGAAAGCATTTGCTCGGTGAGTGCAGCTTGATTTCTATGCTTGAGCCTCTTTGAGTTAATCGCTCCCAAAAGCTCATCACAACTTTGAGGATAATCGGCATCCATATCGTGGATCGGGATACCGGCCGGCTGCATACGCGCGGCCACGGCTCCACTTGTGCGCTTTGAGTAAAGCAAGTATTCGATCGGGTACTTTCGGCAATAGGCAGCGGCATCATTTGCAATTGCTCGGTCATCTAGCTGGATGCTGTTTTCCCATGTATGCAACAGCTTGACAATAAATGATTCTGATCCAAGTTTTGTTCGCTCGCGGAAGTATTCAGCCACAGGATGTTTTTTTAAATCTTGAACATGACAACACCAGGAGAATTGGCAAGAGCATTGCTATGAGTGTGAATGACAAGGAAATGACAGCAACATTTAAGATTGCTAACACAACAGCCGGCACCGATGCACTTACCGAAGCAATGGAAGGTTTGCGCGATGGTTTTTCAATTGAATTGGCCGTTGATAATTACGAAATGCAAAAAGATGGCACAATGAAAGTTCTCAATGGAGAATTAACAGCTGTCGCATTGGTTACAGAGCCGGCTGTGCGATCAGCCAGAGTCTCAGAGGTAGCCGCATCACAAGATTCTGAAACTGAAACAGTTGCAGATACAACAAACCCAAATGAAGGAGACAAAGTGGAAAACACTACCGAACAAGTCACCGCTCCTGCCGTTGAACCGGTAGCAGCTCCAGATGTCGCACCTGTGCAGGCATCACGTCCAGCATATTACACAGCACCACGCTCACCGATTGTCGATAAGGTTTCTTATCTTGAGCACTATCTACGCGCAAGCGTTTTGCATGATGAAGATTCACGCCAATATGTCAAGGCAGCTGATAACACAACATCAACCGCACCCGGCATGATCCCAACACCACAAAGCACACAGGTGATCAATGCACTTGCAAATGCTGATCGTGGAACAATTGACGGCATCAGCCGTGAGACATTGGTTGCCGAAGGCATGACATTTGAGTTGCCTAAAGTAACGGCTGTCCCAACAGTTTTGCCAATTAATGAAAATGATGCAATCACAGAATCATCACTATCTGCAACATTTTTGTCAGTTTCCGTACAGCCGTTCAAAGGCCGTGCGATCTCGACAGTAGAGCTCATTGATCGCAGCCGACCAGAATACCTAACAGCTTTGCTCCAGAATCTTGAGTTTGCATACGCAAAAGAAACAGATGAGTATGCACTTGCAGCAATGCAAGCGGCCGTTACTACCACAACAGCACAGGCAGCAAATTCAGCAACCGGATTCCTTGGATACACATCAAAGGCAGCCGCAGCTGTTTATGGCGCATCACTTGGTTTTGCTCGCTCATTGATCGTTTCACCAACACAATGGGGAAACATCATGGGATACAACGACAATGGCGCACCTCTTTACAACGCAGCACAACCATCAAACGCAGCTGGAAATGTTCGCGGAGATTCATTGCGCGGTGTAGTTTCACCGGGTCTTAATCTTTATGTTTCACGCTCATTTGGTAACGCTGGCACAACAACAGCCGATGGCGATTCATCAATGGTAGTTGTGAACCCAGATTCTTACACATGGTACGAATCTCCACGCTTTACGCTACGCAGCAATATCAACAGCGATGGAACAATTGACATCCTGTACTACGGCTATGGCGCACTAGCTGCCAAGGTGCCAAACGGCGCACAATTTAACAACCTCCCATAAATCACTATCGGTAGCGGTCGCTCCCGAACGCTACTGACACGAAAGGAACCGAGATGCCATCAATAGTTACAGCCTCGCAGCTGAGAGCGATTCTTGGTGTCTCGGTTTCTTTGTATTCTGATGCTCAATTGGATTCGTTTATCGATTCAGCTGAGCAAACGATTTTGCCTTTACTTACGCAATACCAATCATCGGTGACTTTTGCCAATGTGGATGAATCCGTCATTTATTTCACCACACAGCGGCCAAATTATTTTGTGCCGGGTCAATCTGTTGTTGTTACCGGGGCCGGAACTTACAGCGCGACTTATACAGTCACCGATGATCGGATTGAGCCTTACACTTTTACAGCTGCAACAAATGCGGCTAATCGTGATTATCCATTGCCGTTTATTCCAGCGGCAACAGCGACATTGAGTGGATCATCGGCAGCACAGCTGTACGCATCCACACCACCAATTGAAAACGCAATCTTGGTTGTGGCGGTTGAAATTTTTCAGAGCATCACAGCTCCCGGCAACCAGATCATGTCAGACAATTTCCAGCCGTCACCATTTATTCTTGGCCGCAGCTTGAGCAATAGAGTGATTGGCTTGCTTGGCCCGTTTCTTGATGTTGAAACGATGTGCCAATGAGCATCGAATCAGCAATCCGCACACCACTCAAAACAGCACTTTCAGGCATTGCTGCCAATGTGTACAACGGCATCCCAGAGACAATGACATCTCCCAGCATTTGTTTAATCCCGGATGCACCATATCTTGAAAGCGTTTTGATCAATGGAGCAACCACAAAAGTGAAGATCAATTTGACTGTGACTGGTGTTGTCGGTTATGCCAACAACGCGGCAGCTTTGGACAATCTTGAAACATTGATGATCAACATCATAAGCGCAATGCCAGACGGCTATGAAGTCGGCAATGTAAATCAACCACAACCATTGGAAGTCGGTGCAGGTAAGTACCTTACAGCCGATTTACAAGTAAGCACCTACTACACCAACTAAGGAGAAATCATGCCAACAACAATCGTGACCGGCAGAGACATCACATTTACCATCGCTGGTGATTCGTATGATGCTCAGGCCACATCAGCAATTCTGACAATTGATTCAACAATCAATACATACCAAACTCTCGATGGCAAGGCGTATTACACCACCGATTCGCAAGGCACATTTGCCGTTGAAATGCTTGCCGATTGGCCAGCTGGTGGATCACTATGCAACGCGCTATGGACAGCGGCAGACACCGCACCAAATACACCATTGAGCGTTGTTTTCACAGCTGCATCAGGATCAGTTTTCAATTTTGATGTGCAACCAATTTTCCCATCAGCTGGAGGCACAGCACCAGATGCACAAACTGTTTCACTATCCTTCACCTGTGTAACAACACCAACACTTTAGAAAGGAAATCGGGAGCATGAAACTACCAATCACAATTGAATTCACAACCGGGGAGAGCGCAACTTATACCGCGCTCCCACCGGAGTGGATGAAATGGGAACGCCAAAGCGGAAACACCATCCAG